CACTAATCATAGGGACGCCTTTATTAGAGTAAAACGACAGTATCCTCGCTATCACGAGTCATCTTAACAGTATAATACTGTTCAAAGTTGAAGTCAACAATACCAAGAGGTTGGTTAGTACCATTGTAGGTACCATTAGCATTAAACAAATATCCAAAGGTAAGACCTTTCACAACATCATATTTATCAATGTCCTCGAATGACATTAATCTATTATACGTCTTCTTCAACTGAAGGTGGGTAGTGGATCCAGGAGTAAGTAATATCTTCTTCTTGGACAAGACAGTCCAATAACTACAAAAGTTAGGAGAAAGCCAAGGAGTCCAACCAACAGTACTAGTAGTAGCTAATCCTATCTGGCAACACTCTGTTATTGGTATTAGTTGGTTCACATATGTTCTTAAAGTACTCAGTTATCCACAACTAGATACAACAAAGTCCTTTAAGGAAGCATGTCTCGCTCTAGACAACTCTAATGAAAAGACATATATGTCTGCTGTTAAAGATACACTTGAAGTCTTCTTAAAGAACTATAAGAAACTAACTAAGAACTTACAGTATGTGCATGGTTATAATACACCACAACAAATTAATATAGTCCATAACAGTGCAGGTTTTAAGTCTGTTCTTTGGGGTTATTTAGGTGATGTTGGTAAACAACTAAAGGAGTTAATGCATCATGAAACAGTGGCTAAATGATCAAGAATCCCGCGCCAAAAATTGGCTGAGACCTAGTATACAAACACCACGAATTATTTCTAACCTAGTAAAGGGGAGTATGTTCCCCTTTATAGCTACCCAAGAAATCGTTAAAGCTTTCTGGCAAACATGGCATGAAGTATATAGACCAGACAAAAAGAAAGACTAACACAAGGAGAAGAGAAATGAATACATCATTTATGACTTACAAAGAAGAGAATGAACAACTCCGCGCCAGATCAGATAAGGAGAATAAAACTTGAGTGGACGATGTAAATCATGTAACGTAGTTCTATTTGATGAAGAGTTAACTACTAAAGATCAAGTAACAGGACAATACCTTGAACTTTGTTTTAAGTGTCAAGACATCGCAGAAAATCCTGATAGTGTTAATGATGATTATCCACAAGGACAAATGTATTATGAGGAATAACTATGTCTCATTGTGTCAAACACGAACAATGCCCAGAATGTGCTAAGTTAGGAAACGACAGAAATGGAGACAACCTTGCTATATATGCTGATGGTAGTGAGTATTGTTTTTCTTGTGGCTTTTATCGTAAAGCATCGGGAGTGCAAAGTTTTAGAAAAGCTGCTCCAAGAACAAACAAAACAATACACTTACCATTTGACTCAACTGATGAACTCCCAACACATGTTCTTGAATGGCTCAACAAGTATTCACTAACTGATGTTGAGTGTAAACTAAATCACTTACTATGGTCAGAACATTGGCAAAGATTAATCTTCCCATACTTCAATGAAGCTTTAGAGCTAGTAGCTTGGCAAGGTCGGTCATTCGATCCAAACTCCAAAGCCAAGTGGTTCAGTCAAGGTGATTTAGTTGACTTCATTTATCTCCGTGGTAACACAAAAGCACAGACTGTTGTATTGACAGAAGATATTATTAGTGCTATCAAAGTGGCTCGTATTGGCTCTGTATGTGCTTCTCCTCTGTTTGGTTCTCATGTATCCACCAAACGTCTTTTGCGACTAAAGAAATTCTATGGTACAATAAAAGTATGGTTAGATTATGACAAACATCAGTACTCACAACAAGTCAGTAACACAGCTAGAGCTTTAGGCTTAGATTGTCAATCTATTGTTACTCCAAAAGACCCTAAGGAATATAACACGAAAGAGATAAGTGAATGGCTTTACAATTAATTCGTTTCATGCTACAATACAATATATATAATAAATATAAAGATATTATATATAATATATATAAACATAATAAAGAACTTACTATACTATATAGTTATCTATCTAGATTACATGATAAGTATGAAAAAGACTTATCACTAGAAGATTTTAGTATGTATGTTCTTACTAACTGTCAGGAAAAAGACAAGGAAGTACTGTCTGAATTACTAACATCTCTGTCTGAATTTGAGACTGATGACTCCATCCTGTCAGATATCATCTGTGAGGTTGTTAACAAACAAAAAGCACATGACCTAGCCATGGCTGCTATAGAGGTCACAGAGGGCCGCAAAGAGTTTTCTGACCTCTTGGTATTAACTCAGAATTTAAATGCAACTGAGAGCGATTCTGTGGCTCCTGAGGCTATGTTTGTAACCAACAATCTGGAGGAATTATACAATGACACAATCACCACCCAAGGATTACGGTGGAGACTCCCCACTCTTAATCGAATGTTGGGTTCTCTTAGGAAGGGTGACTTCGGCTTTATCTTTGCCAGACCAGAAACCGGCAAAACCACATTCCTTGCTAGCGAAATTACACACTTTGCAAGCCAAGTTAAACAACCGATTCTCTGGATCAACAACGAAGAACAGGGAAACAAAGTCCAACTTAGACTCTATCAAGCGATGTTGGGATGCTCACTAACGGAGTTATATAGTGACCTCAAAGGAAATCAACAAAAATACTTGGAACTCGGTGGAGCTAACATTAAGATTTGGGACAGCGCATCCATACATCGTAGACAAGTGGAACAAGTTGTGCGAGAGTTGGAACCAAGTCTCATTATCTTCGACCAACTTGACAAGATTAAAGGCTTTACCGACGACAGAGAAGACCTCCGACTTGGGGCCATTTATATCTGGGCTAGAGAACTTGCAAAGCAGCACTGCCCTGTTATTGCAGTATGTCAAGCTGATGCAAGTGGCGAAGGAAAAAGATGGTTAACTATGGAGAACGTAGCTAATGCCAAGACAGCCAAGCAAGCAGAAGCAGACTGGATTCTTGGAATCGGAAAATCACACCAACCAGCAGAAGAATACATGCGATACTTATCCCTTTCTAAGAACAAACTCGTGGGCGATGCGGATACAGACCCTAATCTCAGACACGGACGAGAAACAGTCTGCATCAAACCAGAAATCGCTAGATACAAGGAGCTATGATGGCACTACCACCAATCAAACGATCAACAGCTAACAAACTAGCTAAAGATATTAGAAATAGTAAATACTTTTCATCATCTGAAAAAAAACGAGTAGCTGATTTTCTAGCAATGTTTTTTAAAGGTGAAGATCAGTTATTTAGAGCGGATATTTTCTACAATGTAGCTACAGGCACCCTTAGTAGTGATCCTGCTATTAAAAATCCTCATGGTAACAATCAATGGAGTAAAGCAAATTCAAATCAGGAGAAACTAGATGAAGTTTGACATCCCAATTAACGTTACTGTTACTGCTACAAATGAAGTAAAGGCAGAGCAACAGGTACTAGACTTTATGGTAAAGGCTATGAAAGAATATGGAGTAGAATACTGTGTCTCAGATTTTGAATACTTTGAATTTATTGCTGACAAAGCCAGGGACTCTAGACGTAGAGACAACAACGTTTCAGAAGGGCAACGCTCATGCGCTAAGGAACAATCTTGTCACTGTTCAAAGCAAAGTTGCTGCTGAACCAGCTAAAGTTTTCTTTGAAGAAGAATTTAAGTACGCTTTGCTCGATGCCCTTGACGCATCCTGTATTGTGGGCTTTAATCTTAAGTTCGATCTTGCTTGGCTACGTAGGGTATTCGGTTTTAATGCTTCTGTCGTCTGGGACTGTCAACTAGCAGAGTTTATTCTATCTGGACAGAGTTGGAAGTATCCTAGCCTAGAAGAAACTGCTGTTAAGTATAATCTAGGACACAAGCAAGATAAAGTTAAGGAATACTGGGAAGCAGGTGTTGATACTGATCAAATTCCACGAGAAGTTCTAGCTGAATATGGTGCACAAGACGTTGACTTAACTTACGCCATTATGTTAAAACAAGTAGAACAGTTCAAAGAAAAACCACAGATGTTTAGACTCTTTAGATTACATTGTAATGATCTACTCTGTTTGTTAGAGATGGAACACAATGGTATCTTGTATGACGTTAATGCAAGTCTAATCAAATCAGAGGAGCTTACTAAACAAATTGATGGAATTGAATCTACTCTCATGGAATTCACTAATGGTATTCCTATTAACTTTGATAGCCGTGACGATATGTCTATTTTCCTTTATGGTGGTACGATTAAAACAGAAACTAGAATCCCATGCGGAGTCTATAAATCAGGTGCTAAAGTTGGTGATGTCCGATATAAGATACTTAGAAACGAATATCAAATCGAACGAAAACTTGAACCACCAAAAGGATCAGAGCTAAAGAAAGAAGGTTACTTCAGTACTGATGAAGCAACATTACTCTCAGTAAAGGCAAACAAAGTTGGAAAATTTCTCATATCCAAGATTCTTGAGCGATCTAAGTTGTGTAAGCTTAGGAGTACTTATTTGTCTGGTCTGCCTAAACTTATCAAAGAAATGGATTGGCCTGACGGTTTTCTGTTTAGTAATCTTAATCAGTGTGTTGCAACAACTGGTAGATTAAGTAGCACTAAACCCAATCAACAAAACTTACCACCGGAGGCTAAGATGTTTTGTGTGAGTAGATATTAATGCCAATCGTGAATGTCGATGCAAAGTCCTTGGAGTGGGCGACATATTTATATTTAAGTCAAGACCCAGTAGGCATGGAAGAATGGCAAGGAGTAGTAGATGACCCAACAAAGTATGATATCCACAAAGCAAATCAAGCCGCCTTCAACCTACCTTCGCGACTTATTGCTAAAGTCTTTTTGTTCCGGTGGATTTATAGAGGTAGCGCCTTTGCTTACAGCAGAGACCCTGACTTCACACCCGTATCTAAGTCGGTTGATTTCTGGCAAAACGTTATCGAGCAGTACTATAGAAAGTACAAACGAATTGAAGCAACTCACTTAAACTATATCAAACAGGCAACAACAACTGGAAAGATTGTTAGTCCTTTTGGTAGAGAATATGCCTTTGAACCACAAAAGAAATGGAATGGAGAATTAAAGTGGAATGAATCTGACATTACAAATTATCCTAATCAAGGTTGCGGAGCTGATGTCATGGCTGTTGCTCGGGTTGCTATCTATCAGCGATGGAAGCGGTCTGGGCTACAAGGTAAGCTTATTAGCACAGTCCACGATAGCATTGTCGCTGACGTACCTGAGTCTGAGGTACAACAAGTAGCTGAAATGTTTCACAAAGTTTTTCTAGACTTACCTAAGTTAGTAACACAAGCTTATGGTATAGAATGGAATGTACCCATGTTGGGTGAAGTCTCTGTCGGACCCAACATGAAACAATTGACAGAGATTAAGTTCTAACGTACAATAGTAGTACATACAGGAGATTTAAATGGCTCAACAAATGAAGATCAAAGTTATTGCTGTAGAAGTAGCAAATGCAAAGACCAAGAATGGTAAGGATTATCAATTCCTAGAAGTCACTTATAAGAATATCTCATTCGATAATAAGACTGAATCTAAGAAGATCATGCCCTTTGGTGCTAAGGAAGTATTCAATACACTTAAGGCAGCAGAATCTGGTGATGTCTTTACGCTACTTCGTGAGAAGGATAACGATGGTTACTGGCAGTGGGTTGGTATCTCAGCAGGCGATGTTGAGCTAGATACCACCGAGGCTAAGACTCCCGCTGGGGCAGCCCCCAAGGCTGCACCGGCACCAGCAGCTAAGTCTACCTTTGAAACACCTGAGGAACGTGCAAAGAAGCAAGTCTATATTGTGCGCCAGAGTTCAATTAGTGCAGCTATTGATACTCTAAAGACAGATAAGAAAGCACCATCTGTTGATGAAGTACTAGCAGTAGCAAAGCAGTATGAGGAGTATGTCTTTGGTACTGAAAAGGCAGTAGCTGCTCCAGCAAAGGTTAACGTACCAGCTTTTGATCCAGACGAAGATATCCCTCTATAAGTAATGTGTTGGCTTGTGGGTTGCTTCCTAGTGGATAAGGAACCCTCTTTATAGGAACTAACATGATCCCTTCACATTTATATATCGCTTCATTTCTGACAGGTAGTAGTTACATTTGTAACCCACCTGTTACTGATACAGACATTGATCAGATGTTCTTAGTTCATAGTCTAGACGAGACTGATTATGAACTAACAGAACTCGGTTGGAAGAAGTGTGGTATTAATGAATATGCTGTAGGCAATTGGGCGGCATATAGAAAAGACAATCTAAATGCCCTAATTACTGCAAGTAAAAATCATTATGATAAATTTGAAGCTGCAACAGAACTAGCTAAGAAACGAAATCTTTTAGATAAGAAGGATCGTGTTAAACTTTTTAATATTATTGTAGGAAAACAACATGCGAAAAATCCAGAGTTTTAAATGTAATAATTGTGGTGCTGAGTATGATGCCTATGTTGAAGATGGTGCACGTGCACCATGTGATACCTGTAAGTCACAAGATGTAGTTAAAGTAATCACAGCACCAGCTATTAAGGTTAATGGACAAGGAGCATACACAAATAAGATGAAAGTTGTATGAGTACATCCACCATTGATGGGGACCTAATTGCATATCGCTGTGCTGCCACAGTCCCAGAAGATGTGGAAGTAGATGTTGCTTATTATCGTATGGATGTTCTCATCCAACAAATCATTGAAGCAACTGATGCAACACAATATCGAATCTTCTTAACAGGTAAGAACAACTTCCGTAAGAAGATCAATCCTGAATATAAAGCCAACCGTAAAGATACAGTACCACCTATCTATCTACAGGAATGTCGTCAATACCTGATGGATAATCACCAAGCAGTAATGAGTGACGGTTGTGAAGCAGATGATCTACTAGGAATTGCACAGAACAAAGATACCATTCTGTGTTCTTTGGATAAAGACCTACGCATGATTCCGGGTAAACATTATAACTGGACTAAGGTAGAGTTGGACGTAGTAAATAAACAAGACGCGCTAAGACACTTCTATAAACAGATGATGGTTGGTGATAAGTCTGACAACATTTTCGGTGTAGATAAAATCGGTCCAGTTAAGGCTGGTAAATTGATTGATCATCTAGACGATGAACAAGAAATGTTTGATGTTGTTTATGACAAGTATCAACAGGATGCCAAACGTTTTCTTATGAATGCAAACTGTTTATGGATTTGGCGCAACGAAGGAGAGTTATGGCACGACAGACAGGACTTAAATTTACCCAACGACTTGCAACAAGAAGTGGTCATGATGTCAGAATTTATGAAGTCTTTGAAAGTAGATACATAAATGGTGCATACTATGACGCAGAAACAGATATCTGGTGGCCTCGTCAGTGGGATTGGGATGGTTCAGATAGTCTTGGTGAATTTACTTTAGGATTATATAATGTCAGAGAAAAAGCGACGCAGTAAACTAGAGTTAAAATTTGAAGAGATTATTAAAGATTATAAAATCGAATACGATTACGAGGTCACTAAAATCCCTTACGTGGTCCCTGAATCTAAGCACACTTATACTGTCGATTGGACTTTTATTAATGGGCTACTTGTGGAAACTAAAGGATATTTAAGTGATCACAAAGAACGTTATAAATACGTACTAATCAAAGGACAATATCCTGATCTTGATCTACGGTTTGTGTTCGACAATCCAAATAAACTTTGTGGTGGAACTAAGATGACACATGCCAAGTGGGCTGAGAAGTATGGTTTTAAGTATTGTTCTATTAAAGATACAGAACAGATTGAATCGTGGTTAAAGGAAAAGAATGGAAACTTTCCTAGTTAGTGATACACATTTTGGTCATAATAATATTCTTACTTTTAAGAAACAAGATGGTAGTCCCTTAAGAGTCTTTCATAATATTTATGAACATGATGAATATTTAATCCAACAATGGAATAAAACTGTTAAACCGAATGATAAAGTCTATCATTTAGGTGATGTTGGTTTTAAAAATTGGACAGCCCTTTCTTTGATTTTAAGTAGATTAAACGGAAATAAAGTTTTAATTAAAGGTAATCACGATGGATTTAAACCAAGTCAATATCTACAACACTTTAAAGATATTAGAGGAAGTCACACATTAGATAAATTTATTTTAACACATATTCCAATACACCCAGAATCTTTAGCTAGATGGAAAGCAAATATTCATGGACATCTACATTCAAATACATACAAAGATAAACACTATTATAATGTATCTGTAGAACAATTAGATGATTATAAACCAATTTCTTTTGAGAATATTAGAAAATTTTATGGCAATTAAACACCTTGTAATACCTGATGTACAAGCAAAGCATGGTGATGATTTTTCTTTTTTAACTAGAATCGGTACTTATATTGTAGAGAAAAAACCCGATACAATCATTTGTTTGGGGGACTTCGTTGATATGGAAAGCTTAAGTTCTTATGACGTTGGTAAGAAATCATTCGAAGGTAAAAGGTACACTAAAGACATTGAAGCGGCATCCACTGCGATGGAGTGTCTTATGTCGCCGCTTATCGAGTTTAATCAACGAGCGCGCAAGAACAAGGAGAAGCAGTATAAACCACGACTGGTTTTCACGTTGGGCAATCACGAACAACGAATACTGCGAGCGGTGGAAAATGATCCAAAGCTTGAAGGACTAATTACTTATGAGCATCTTCCGTACAAAAAATATGGTTGGGAAGTACATGACTTCCTTAAACCCGTCTTCATTGATGGAGTGGCTTATTGCCATTATTTCCCTACTGGTGTCATGGGTCGCCCTGCTACCACTGCTTCCGCTATGGTGTCTAAACTACATATGTCTTGTATTGCAGGGCACCAACAAGGGAAACAGGTTGCATACGGCAAGCGTCCTGACGGCTCTACCATTACTTGTATTATTGCGGGTAGCTGCTATGAACACCAAGAAGGATATCTCGATCACCAAACTAACCAACATTTCAGAGGTCTTGTCGTCCTCCACGAAGTAAAAGATGGTTGTTTCGATGAGATGTTTGTTTCACTTGATTACTTGAAAAAGAAATATTCAGATGAATGATATTAAAGATAGCAATGTATTTAATGTAGTATGTCAGTACGCGGAACGTGCTCAGAAAGGATTCAATAAGTATGGCACAACAACAGAACGTACAGACATTGATCTTGAGGGTTGGCTCCAACATCTTCAAGAAGAGCTTATGGATGCTACTGTTTATATTGAGCGTCTCAAGCATGAACTTAAATCAACACGAAATACAGGACAACCAATGCAGACAAGTGAAAGCCAAAGTCAGAACACTAGTATGTCACTCGAAGACTACCTTGAATTTACCAATAGCACAGCGATTTACCCAGAAGCAGGAAGTGGAAGCAATACAGAACTATACTACCTCTCTCTTGGTCTTGTATCCGAAGCAGGCGAAGTTGCGGGTAAAGTAAAGAAGCTTATCCGTGATGGTGTATATGATCAAGGTGGTATGATCAAAGAGATTGGTGATGTTTTCTGGTATGCTGTGCGTCTATGTGATGCTGTTGGTTACTCACCAACTGATGCACTAACTATCAACATGAGTAAGCTATCCAAGCGTAAGGAAGCTGGTACTATTTCAGGTAATGGCGATGAACGTTGAGCTTCTTAACATTACTCCTAATGCACTTGAGTTTATCGGTCGTTGTGCAGGGATTTGTTACAACTCTAGTATGGACTCTGGAGCGTGTGTTAAACGTGCCGTATCCTGTAAGGATAAAGGACACTTGGCTACTCTCAGATTTGCATATGCAACTTTTCATATTTCTGGTATCAGTCGTGCTTGTTCTCACCAATTCGTAAGATCAAAGCATCTAGACTTCCTACAACGTAGTCAACGATATTGTTCTGAGAAAGACACAGACTTTATCTATCCTACTAGTATGGAAAACAATCTAGATGTGGAGACACTATATGAACATGCTCTTGGTCTTTATCAGGAATTAATCAAGAAGGGTGTTAAAAAAGAAGATGCCAGATTTGTCCTCCCTGAAGCTACTACAACAGAACTTATTGTTACTGGAAACTTTCAAGCATGGCTCGACTTCATCGAGCTTCGTGCAGATAAACATGCCCAATGGGAGATTCGAGAAGTGGCTAAGACAATCAATAATATTCTTGCCAAAGAACTAGACAACCAACTGTTTGAGTGGATGCCCTAATGTTTGATCCAGTCACCATGCTTGCGGCCTTCGGGCCGCTCGTAGTTAAACTAGGCGAAGCCGCCATCAGTAAGTTTGTTGCACCAGATACATTTAAACCAGCCACAATGGATGACTGGATTAAGATGAAGGAATTGGACATCAAACAGTTTGAAGCTATCAACAACGCTGGTGGCAATAACCCTAGTTATCCTTGGGTAGAAGCAGTTATTCGTTTAATGCGCCCATCAATTGCTATTGGTGTTATCGGTACATGGTCTCTGTGTAAGTTTGTTCCAGACTTATCTTGTGGACCAGAGGTAGATAACTTCGCAGCAGCAATTGGCTTCTATCTATTTGGGGATCGTAGTTTATTTTATGCAACTAAGAAATGACACCAAACACATTTGCTGACGTTCTAGAGCGATTAAAACTAGAGACTGAGGTGGACCTATTGGAAATCCTTGATCTCTCGTCTGAGGAGCTTGTAGACCTATTACAAGACACGATTGAAGATAAGTTAGATAGAATTCTAAATTACTATGAAAATGAAGAAGACTTGGACGGGGAAGAAACCTCCTACTAATCCAATTAAAAAAGAACAACATCAAAATCGTAAGTCTAAAGAAGAACTAGAACATCGTTGGGAAAACGATGATTGGAATAAACAACTACAGGAATATTTAAATGCAAGTCAATCGTTTTAAGAATACCTTCGCAGAAAACATTTTCAAACACAAGTACGCACAAGGCCCAACAGATACTTGGGATGCCCTTGCCGAGCGTCTAGTTGAAGATGTTTGTGGTACTAGGTGGGGTAAAGATCGTGCTCTTATGTCACAAGAAGATCGTGATCAACTAGCACAGTACATTAAAGAGTTTAAATTCGTGCCCGGAGGTCGATATTTATGGTACGCTGGACGGAAGAACAGTTACTTCAACAATTGTTTCCTACTAAAGGCAGAGGAAGATACACGCGAAGAGTGGGCAGCACTCACTCAACGGGCAGTCTCCTGTTTGATGACTGGCGGTGGCATTGGAATCGATTACAGTCTACTGCGGCCAGAAGGAAAGCCTTTGAGTCGTACTGGTGGACTCAGTTCTGGTCCAATCCCACTCATGCAAATGATCAACGAGGTTGGTCGAGGTGTCATGCAGGGTGGAAGTCGTCGGTCTGCTATCTATGCAAGTCTAAACTGGTTGCACGAAGATATTCCGGCATTCTTAAAGGCTAAGAATTGGTCAGAGCAAGTTAAAGAACTAAAGAACAAAGACTTTAATTTCCCAGCATCATTAGATATGACTAACATCTCTGTTAACTATGATGATAAATGGTTATATAACGCGGATCGTGCTAGTCTTAATACTTTTGTAGAGAACTGTCGTCAAGCTATGATGACTGGTGAACCCGGTTTTAGTTTTAACTTTGGTGATAAACAAAATGAGACTCTTCGTAATGCTTGTACAGAAGTTACAAGTGAAGATGATAGTGACGTATGTA